CTCGCAAGAAACTATTGAACGAATGTACTCGTACCTCTCAAGGGCGGGGGAGTATTACGACCCGAACAGCACGACCGAATGTGGAACTATCTCGTATCTCTTATGGGGAGGGAAGGCGGGGCTTCGTTGGGCAAAATCCAAGCTAAGCGAATTAGAGCTTCTCTCAGCCGTTGAAATCGAACTAGGTATAGAATACCTCTCCGAAAAACTTAAGAGTAAGGAATGACCCTTTAAAATCGTTATTAATACAAATCCCTCGAAGATGACTCTAAAAGAACGCATCTCCGACTTGTTCGAAAAATACTCCGTTGAATTGGAGGTCGAAACTAAGGAGGAGGTAAAATTTGCAACCGCTACGCTTGACAGCGGGCAAGAAATCCAAACCGACGCGGAAGCCTTTGCCGTCGGTGTTTCTGTTTTCGTAGTAAATGACGAAGGCGAACAAATCCCTCTCCCAGACGGAGACTACACCCTTTCCGACGGCTCTATGTTGGTCGTGGCAGAAGGTGCGGTCGTTGAGGTAAACGAAGCCACAACAGAACCGGAAGTTGAAGCCGAAGAAGACAAGGAAGAAGAAATGCAGGCTCAAGAAGTCGAAGCGTCTTCCGAGGTACTAACACGCGAAGCGGTCGCCGGTATGATTGCCGAAGCCGTCGCAGAAGCGAAGAAAGAATTCAGCTCTCAAATTGAAGAGCGAGACGCGAAGATTACCGAGTTGAGCAAGCAAGCCTCGAAGTCAATATCTCGCGCACCAAAGATGGAAGCACCCGTTTCTGTCGATTTAAAAAGTTTATCAATCACGGAGCGCGTTGCCGCGATCCACAATCAATTCTCTAAATAATGGCTAACGCTACAGTAGGAGTCGGCACATACGCCGGCGAAGCGGCACGTCCTTACGTCGCTGCGGCGGTTTTGTCTGCGGACACTATCGCGAATAACTACGTTTCAACAATTGAAAACGTACACTCGAAAGCGGTTCTCCGCAAGTTCTCAGGGGTCAGCATGGCCGCCGCTACTTGTACCTTCACTCCGGGCGCATCAAATCCGCTTGTTCTCGGTGAAGCCATCCTAGAAGCGACTGCTCTTCAAGTGAACGAGCAAGTATGCAACAAAGACCTACGCGCTACGTGGGAAGGCATGCAAATGCGAGGACAATCTTCAAATGCCCCTGCTGACTTCACTACTTTTGCCGCTCAATACGTAGCCGCGAAAGTCGCCGAAGGTGTAGAACACAACATCTGGGCGGGTAATTGGCAGAAAGACCTCGGAGAAGTCGCGCCATATGCGAGCTTTACGGGTATCATTAAGAACATCGTAGACGGCGCACCCGACCGGGAGACCGTTTCTGCGTTGCCTCTTGCCGCCGCAACCGTTGCCGCTACCTCAACGGGTATTCTTGACGCTTTGGCTCTTATCACCGCAGGCGGAGAAGGCGCACCTGCGACGATTGCTGGAGACCCGAACACGAAGATTTTCATGAGCCGTGGTTCTGCTCAGTTGTATTACCAAGCTCTTGCGGCTACATACAACCTTCCTTTCTTGAATGACGGCTTGGTTGCTCGTTATGCAGGCTATGACATCATTACTCCGGGCGGATTCCCTGACGATTGTCTCCTCATCTCGAAGATTGATAACCTCTACTTCGGAACTGACTTGTTGACCGACCACATCCAGGCCTCTGTTTTGGACTTGACAGGTGTAACGGGTGACGATGTTACTCGCGTCATCATGAAGTTCAGCGGAGGAACTCAATTGGTCGACCTCAACGGGTTGGCTGTTTGGAGACAAGAGATTCCCGCATAATTAATCGGGGAGGGGCTTTAAATCCCTCCCCTTAATTCCTCAAAATATGGCTTGTAGTATTACAGTTTCGGGGCGTTCCTTCCCCTGTAAAGATAAAATCGGAGGAATCAAAAGGGTTTGGATCGCTCAATTCGAGGCCGACGAATGGGGTACTATTGCCGCAGGAGTTATCCCCGGAGCTGGGGCGGACGGCGACGGTGCTACTCCCGTTGTATTCAAGAATTTCGAACTTACCAAGAACACGGGATCGTTTCAACAAACCGTTACCTCTTCCGTTGAGAATGGTACTGTCTTCTTCTCGCAAGTCGTGGAGTTGACTATGCCCAACCTTGACGCGGTAGATAATACGGAAATCTACGAACTCATGAAGGGTCGCTTGTCTATCATAATTCAAGACAACAACGATAATTATATCCTCATGGGTCACACGACCGGAGCGGAAGCTACGGGAGGCACAGTAGGAACGGGAACGGCAAAGGGTGACCTTAACGGCTATCAGTTGCAATTGACAGCGGAAGAAGCTATTCCAGCTCCTTTCGTTTCATCTTCGGATTCGCTCCTCACGTTTACGACTGTTTGATTTTCCTTTTTGGTTTTAGGTTAAAAGGACGGGGGAGGGCGCAAGTCCTCCCCTTTTTTATTCTCAAATGATACACCTCAACCCCAATTCAGCCACCGAGCAATTTATCTATCTGACGCTTCAGGAGATGAAAAAAGACCTCGACCCGTTTACCCATTATTTAATAATTTTGGAGAACATGGCAAGCACGGATCAACACGCCTTCGTCGGAGATGTAGAAGTCGACAACGCTCGATATACCAAGATCAGCGTCTACACGAACCAACCTCTCGGAACGGCAAGCCGTGTTCTCTTAACTGAAACGGGGTTTTATACGTATAAAGCATACGGTCAAAACAGCTCAACGAACCTCAATGCGAACGATGCTTCGGTAGTTGGTTTACTTGAGCAAGGGACGCTTAATGTAGTCGGCGCGACAGGTTACACGATCCCAGACATCACAATCCCCGATAACGTCATATATTACGAGTAATGGAATTAATACAACTCAACCAATACCAAGAGCGGAGCTACGCAGAGACTGCCAGCCGCGAAGGGTTCGTGAATTACGGGGCAGACAATCTCTTTCCTCAGTACCTTGTCGACCTCTTTCATTCGTCCGCTACTCACAACGCATTGTCAACAACTATTGCGATGATGATCTTCGGCGAAGGGTTCGACGCTACGAGCTTAGAAGGTCGCCTCGCTTTTGACCAATGGAATCTAAACGACGAACTCCGAAAGGCTTGTCTCGACTTTAAGATTCAGGGCGGCTTTGCTCTCGAAGTTAATTGGTCGCTTGATAGGACGACTATTGCCAACGTCTCGCACTTGCCCTTTGAGAATATCCGTTCGGGCTTTGTCAATGAGGAAGAGATCGTAGAAACGTATTACTACTCTAAAGACTGGAGCAATAAGCAAGAGGAGCGCGTCGAAATTCACCGCTTTCACAAGGAGATGAACATCGAGTTTCCTACGCAGATTCTATACGTAAAGCCCTTCTCTCCGGGGTCTTTCTACTATCCCAAGCCGGACTATATCGGCTCAATTAACTACATCGAACTCGATAAAGAAATAGGGGTATACCATATCAACAACATTAAGAACGGGATGGCACCCAGCTATCGCGTCCATTTTTTAAATGGTATCCCTCCACAAGAGGAGCGCAATAGAATCCGAATGGATATCGAACGACAGCTTGCAGGAGCAAGCAACGCGGGAAAGTTTATCGTCACGTACTCAGACGACCCCGAAAGAAAACCAATTTTCGAGCCGTTTGAATTGTCGGACGCTCACAATCAATACCAATTTCTTTCCGAAGAAGTGACCTCAAAGATTATGGTCGGTCACCGCGTTACGTCGCCTCAGATGTTCGGTGTCTCCGTACCGGGTAAGTTAGGGGGCGGTGGAGAGCTTGCGGAGGCTTCAGAGCTATTCGAGAGGAACGTCATAGCCCCAGCGAGGCAAGTCGTCACAGAGGCCGTTAAAACGCTTCTAAACGCTTCGGGAATAGAAAGCCAACTCGTAACGCTTTCCTCTGAAGAAATCAACCTCGACGAGTGCGTTGATTACCTAACGGAAAAAGGCGAGGAGATGGGCGAAGAATGGGAGTTGATTGATGAGGTGGAGGTCGATTACGAACTCGAACAGACCAGAGACGCGCTTTTCGCTTTTGCGAAAGTACCAAGTAGCAAACCGCAAGCGGGGTCGGAGCAAGATACCGAGATCATTAAGGTACGTTATTCGTATGCTCCGGGGACTACCTCAGCAGATTCGCGGGAGTTTTGTAAGAAGATGGTATCTGCAAACCGCGTCTTTAGAAAGGAGGATATACTTGCCGCAGGAGATAGAGCCGTGAATCCCGGATGGGGGCCAAATGGCGCGGATACTTATTCCGTATGGTTGTATAAGGGCGGCGGATCGTGTCACCATTTTTGGAAGCGTCAAACGTACCTCCGCAAGAACAACAAAAAAATCTCGGTCAATCAAGCGAAGAAATTGATTCGGGAAGCCGGGGTCGATGCAAAGCGACTCGAAGACAACAACAAGAAAGTAGCACAACGCCCGGTAGATATGCCGAACAACGGCTTTTTAAACCCTCGATAAATGGCACTTACCCCCGAAATCCTCTTCGTGAATCCGGACTATATTAAGCGGATCACCAACATAAACGGAAGCATCGAGGACGCTTATCTCGTTCCTTCAATTATCCTCGCTCAGGACAAGTATATCCAGCTCTATTTGGGGACTGACCTCCTCAATAAACTCAAGGCCGATATTCAAGCGGGTACGCTCTCCGGAAATTACGCCGTCCTTATGGATTCCTACGTCCGCAAGGCTACCCTTTGGTGGGCTATGGTCGAAATGATTCCTTCGCTTTACGTGAAGATGGATAACGGGTCTTTAGTTATTCGGATATCTGAAGACACTACGAGCATAACCCCGGACGATTTGCACCGAGAAGTTGAGCGAGCGCGACAAAATGCGCAGTTCTATACCTTCCGACTGTACGACTACCTCTGTAATAATTCATCGCTGTTTCCTGAATACACTTCGAACACGGGGGCCGATATGCTTCCACAACCCGCCGACTATTACCAGAGCGGAATGAGTATTTCGGGAAGCAGTAGGTATCCGCGTTTGGTAGATTTAAGAGCGTTCTTCGGATGAGAAAGAACCGCAAAGAGAATATAACGCTATTGAAAAAATTCCTCGATGACATCGACAGAAATAATCCTCACAATTCTCCCAAGCGCGATAACGATCGTGATGGTGTGGGTAAACCTAAACAGAGAAATTGAAAAGCTAAAGGGGCGAATCATTCGCGTGGAGTCCGATAAAGACGAGCTAAAGAAGATGATGAAGGAGGTCATCGAGTCCGTTCACAAAATCGAA